TCACGGTGTTGATTCCGTTACTGTGACGAGTGTTGTCCCGCCAAATCGTCAAAGTGAATTGCTAAATGACATAGTCACTTGGTCAAAAAACATATTGAATTCACAAAAGCCGATCTTGATGGTTTCAGACGATCTTGCTGAACAAAGATCAAAAATTTGCATTAATTGCACGAAAAACATAAACTGGCAAAGTGGGTGTGGGTCTTGTGTTGCTGCCACACAACGACTGACCAGCGCAATTCGTCAGGGGCGAGACACGCATACTTCAAAATGGCTGGGCGGATGCTCAATCATGCGCCACGACAATCGTGCTGCTGTGTTTTTCGATAAAGATCACTTCAACAAATCCAACGATCTGCCAGAAAATTGCTGGCTCAAATTAAATGGCTAATATAAAACCTCTGCCCGCTACAGTTACTAATCAATTTGCATCAAAAGCTCCGCGCATTCGTGATGCAAGCGACAAAGATCAACGCATCGATCTACCGATTCGCAATGCTGGTGGCAGCAAGAATGATGTTGTCGATCCTGATACGCTAAAAGTCCGCAGAACATTCAAAGATGCAGCACAAGCGCATTCTGCATACCGCAGACTAAAGCAGCAAAATGTCGAACGGAATCGCAAAAATGCGATGATTCAAAAGAAACTTAACAATGAGCCGCCCTACTCTCCAAAAAAGCTGGAAAGTATGGGGCAAAATTGGAGAAGCAACCGTCCCACAGGATTCCTTTCAACGCTTATTGCGCGAATCCAGCCCCCGTTCAAACAAGTTATTGAGCAGGCAAGCACTCTAACCTATAGCAAATTTCCCATTGAATCTGTCGATTCCGAGCAAAAGACAAAGGTATTTCGCGAGGAAATAACGAAGTGTGTGCGAGGTTGGTCAGGGCATACCGATATGGTCGCACAAGTTGTCCATGAGAACACCACTTTTGGATTCACAGGTCTGTGCTGGGACGATACTCGCGACTGGAAGCCAGAGTTTTTGCGGCAAGACTACACCTTTTTTAGCATTGAAACTCCACAACACACAGACGCAACTCCAATCTGGGCGAGAAAGCGTCGATATCAAATTGCAGAGTTGCTACCTGTCCTTGAAGATGCCGAGCTTTCTGCGCTTGCAGGGTGGCATATCAAGAATTTGGTCAAATCGATTAACAACGCAACCCCAGCGGGCAGGACATTGGATAGCGACGATGATGCTCGCCGCATCGAAGATTGGTTGCGTGAGGGGAGCTATGGGGCAAGCTACGAGAATGATGCAAAATATGTCGAATTGGGCGAGCTTTTGGTCAAAGAACCAAACGGGAAAATAAGCAGATTCCTCTTCGATGACAAGAATGGGGATGAAATTTGCACCCAGCTTGACCGTTACAACAAGATGTCCGATTGCTTGGCACTTTTTGCTATCGAAATTGGGTCTGGATCATTGATGTCCAGCCGAGGTGCTGGGCGCGACCTTTACAACACGCACATTGCCGTCGATAAGGCGCGAAATCTCATCGTGGATAACACATATCTGCGCGGGATGTTGCTTCTGAAGAAGACTGCAAATGCGAAAACGGGCGTTGCACCCCTGACTGTGAACCATCCTGTGGCGTTTGTAGCCGAGGGTTACGAGGTTTTGCAACAGCAGATGCCTGCCGATGTTGAAGACTTCATAAACCTTGATCGTTTTGTATCAGCAACCGCTGAAATTCTGGTTGGAACCTTCCTTCCATCATCAGCAATGGGCATTCAAACGGGTGACAAGACCGCAAGCGAAATTAACCGTGTTGCTGCCATCGAAAACCAGATCCGCGAGGGCATTCTTTCAAGGTGGGTGATGCAATATGCACAAGCGGTTCAGCGAATGCAGCGGGGAATCTGCCACCCAGAGCATATTCGTGCGGCTTCCGAGCTTAAAACCGTTCTGGATATGGCGAAATTGCAGAATCCTTCTGCTGTCTGGGCGAAACGGGATGTAGTTGATGCTTTTGAAGAGGCAGGATTGCCTTTGCCGAGCTTCATGGTGCCATTTGAAGTGCCTCGACACTTGGACGAGGACGCAATCTCTTGTTGTCTTGCCATGTTGGACCGAAATTTGCCTCCGAGTGACATTATTCTGATGGCATTCAGTCCAGCAAACGAGCTTTTGCCTGACACGCTGAACCAAGACAACGCAATCTTGGATCTTTTGATCCAGCGTTACGCAGGAAACCCTCAAATTAACCAATCAGAGTTAATAAAGCTGGATTGGAGCAGAAAAGTGGGTCAAGAAATTGCAAATACCGTTATTTTGCCATCGAATATGGTAGAAGCAGACGCAATTGAGTCTACTCGACTGCAAGTTATGGAATTGCAAAGCATTCTTGCTGGTCAGGAAGTGCCAATTTCGCCTCGCGACAACGATATGGTGCATTTGAACACCCTTATGGCAAAACTCATGCCTGTCATTGCAAATGCACCAGAGGGAGCGTTGCCGCCAGAGTTGGTTCAACCATTTTTCAAAGCATTGCAACATTTTGTTGGTCACTTGACGCAAGCGGAAGCAAAAGGTGGAGATAAAAAGCAAATTGCTCAAATGCGAGACGGGTTAAAATTGGCTTATGCCAAACTTACCGCAGGATTGAACGCTCCACCAGCGGAAGAGGTTATTCCTGCTGCTGCTGCTGCCGCAGTAAAAGGAGCAGGGGGCGGCAAAAGACCGTCCGTGGCTCAAGCTGAAGCTATGGGGCAGGCAACAAGTGAACAGATGCCGAATCAATTCCAAACAATCAATGCCATAGCGGCACCACCAAAACCACCAACAGCAGGATAACAACATGGACAAAAAATCAAAAAAACTTACGGGACTTGGGTCAAAATCCGAGTCTGAAAAGTATACAAATCTTGGATCAAGGTCCGACAAAGAAATGGAAATTGAAAAAGGATTGAGTGCTGAAGAGCAAGCTGCTTACGAGAGGCTTGAAAAACAAGGAATGTCAGATCAGGGCATTGTTAGCCCAAAAGAACTAAAAGAAGCAGCAAAAAAAGCATGGAACAAAATGACTAATAAAGTTGCATCTGCTATAGGGAAAAAAGAAGAAAAAAAATAAAATGATTTGGGATCAATCGGACGCAGCCAAGCTGCGCGAATACATACAGAAAAGCGGGAATAAATTCCGACTATATTTAAAAACAAGAATTCCAACTTGTGATGGTGTCACGCTTGAAGAAGTAGCATTAAAAGCTCGCTTCAAAGAAGGATTTGAGAAGGCTATAAAAGAAATTGATGATATGATTGCAAGCGAAACAGAATCAACAGATCCATCAGCAGGATCATTCACCTCAATGTAACATGAAAAAAGGACTATACGCTAACATTCATGCAAAAAAGAAACGCATCGCTGCTGGTAGTGGCGAAAAAATGCGTAAGCCCGGCACAAAGGGTTCTCCAACAGCAAAAGCATTTAGAGAAGCAGCAAAAACCGCAAAAAAGATATGGCTGAAATAAAAAAACGCTTCACAAAAATAGTAACCAACAAAGCAACAGGACGCACACGCACGGTTAAATACGGTCAGGCTGGAAAAGCAAAAGACGGCAAGGACCGCATTCGCCCCGGCACTAAAAAGGGGGATGCCTATTGTGCGCGATCTTTGAAGATTAAAGGAGATTGGAAAAATGACCCCAATTCACCTAACAATCTTTCACGCAAAAAATGGAAATGCCGTGGAGCAAAATCAATGCGATCTAAATAAACAAACCCAAAAATAAATATATGTCAGACGAAAACGAAAAAGCAGAAATGGATGTAACTGGTTATGGAAATCCCTCATTGGAAGCAGACAAAATTGATGACGATACCGATGCAGCAATTGATGCGGCACTCGACGCAGCAATTTCAACAGATCAACCTGAAGAAAATATTGGAGAGTCTTCTTCTGAAACTCAAGAACCTGTCGTTGAGCAACAGCAAGAAGAGAACATCGAAGAACCGCAGCAAAGCATCCCTGAACAGCAACAGCAAGCGGAAGAGCAGCAGCAGGCACCACCTCAAATTGAAATCGACCCAGAAATCCAAGCGATTGAGCAACCGAGGAACCTGTCAGAAAAAAACCAAAGCAACTGGCGGAAACTGCAAGAAACCGCAAGCATCTACAAAAAGCAAGCTGCGGAAGCAGAAGCGTTGCGGCAAAAAATAACGGAATATGAATCCAAGCCTCCAGTTCCTCAAGACTACGAAGATCTCAAAAAATTCCGAGCTTTTGTTGACATCCAATCGGATCCAGAATTTCAGATGCGATACTCGCAGCCAATCGACGCTGCGAAAACAAATATCTACAACATTCTTAAAAAGCATGGTGCAAGCGACGAGGTAATCGCGAGCATAGAGAAAAATGGTGGTCCAGACAAAGTCGCATCCGATTGGTGGAAGACCAATGCCATTGACAAATTGCCAATTGCTGATGCGGAAAGGCTCAAGAGGTCACTTGTAGAGGTTACAGACCTTCAGGAGCGCAGGCAGGCAGAAATTGTTCAGGCAGCGCATAACGCAGACCAATACTACCAGCAAAAAAGCAATCAGGCAGTAAATTGGTACAATGAGCAAAATACAGAAGTAGAAAAATACATTGTGAATCGCATTAAGGAAGCGAAGGCAGACTGGGCATTGCCAAGAGAGATACCTCAAAACGCGACTCCTGAAGAAAAAGCTGCCATACAGAAGCACAATGAACAAGCGGCACGGTTGGAACAAACATTTTCTTCAGCCTTGTTCCCGAATACGCCACAGGAACGAGCAGATGTTGCGGCAGCAGCGGCAATGAGTCATTTGCTCGTTGATCAACTGCGGAACGAGCAAGCTGAACGGATAAGGTTAACAGAGCAACTGCAAAAACTCTCTTCTGAAAACACAAAGCTAAAAGGTGCTGGCAAGTTGCCGCGACAAACAATTTCTAATCAGTCTTCAAATAAATCATTGAAGTTATCTGATAGAATTAGCATGAGCGCATCAGATGCAATTGATATCGGTCTTGAAGAAGCTGGAGCTTAATTTACGCTCCTATAGCTCAATGGTTAGAGCAGGCGGCTCATAACTGCTTGGTTGGGGGTTCAAATCCCTCTGGGAGCAAAGTAAAAGTTTTTATATAAAACATGAATACACCAAAAATATCTCCTGATGAACAAATAACAGCAAATGCTGTTTCACAAGTTGATCCATTTTCAAGAAACGGTAGACCGTCTCCAATTCTTAACCAACATATAAAAGTTAAACAACGAGATTTTTCAAAATATAACGATCCAGAAATAAAAAATATGCCTAAAAATGAAATAAAAAAGCGTGGTAGGAAGCCAAAGCAAGCACTTGAAGAAATGCCCGTTGAAATGCCGACTACCGAAACAAAAGAAATCCACGAATCACGATCAACTGAAGGAATGCCATCTTACAGGTGCGAATTTGGCGGCAGGGATGTATTTGTTGGATTTCTCGCGTACAAATCTACAAATCCTGTTACGGCAATGGTTCTGACTGCCTTGGCATTGGACTTTGGTAAAGACAAAATCCGATTCGATTTGGAGTGCGGAAACAGCATGATTTATCAGGCGCGGAACAATCTTGCCAAAAAATTCCTTGAAACAGATGCAAGGTGGATGCTCATGCTGGACGATGACATGATCCCATGTATCGGCAGACCTTCATGGATGCGGCATTGGGTTACAAGCGCAAGAGAAGTACTGGATTTGCCGCTGCAAAGACACATTATTCACAGGTTGGTAAATGCCAACAAAACTGTTGTTGGCGCAGCATACTTTGAACGCAGAGAACTGACTCCTCCGCGCCTTGTTTGCTCTGATCAGAGCATCATGCCTCGCGCAAAAGCGTACGAAGACTCAATTGTAGAAGTGGATTGGTTAGGCACAGGTGCCATGCTGGTCCACAGAAAAGTATTTGAAGACATTTCTGCCACTTACCCAGAGATAGATGGGAATTATTTCCATCCCATTGATGGGAAAACTGGTGAGGATATTTCTTTTTGTATCCGCGCCAAAAAATCAGGGCATTCGACTTGGGTTGACCTTGGAGTTCCAACTTTTCATGTTGGCAACAAAACCTACTAATGAAAAAAACAATTTACTCCTACTACGAGTCGTTACAGGCTCGCAATCAATCAGAAGAATTTGCGTGTGCAAACATCTGGAAATCTACTTGGGTAGCTGCTGGGTGGAACCCAATAATGTTGAATTCAAGTCATGCAAAAATTAGTCCATTATATCAAAAACTAATGAGCAAATTGTTGGTGCTTTCATCATCGTTGCCGTCAGAACTTCAAAATATTTTTCCTGAAATACAAGTCAGGTTTTCGCGTTGGTGCGCTCTCCATGCCGCTGGTGGCGGGTGGATGTCTGACTACGATGTAATCAATAAATCATTTACTTGTTCAGATGCCGATGAAATTCAAAAAACAAATTCTCTTTACATATTCAACAGGGAAAAATGTTGTCTTTTCTATGCGAATAGCGACCTCGCCATGGGTTCTGTGATGCGACTTATATCTGAAGATTTGCATGAGGGATCTTTTTTGAAAAAGGAGGCAGACATACTTGGTTTTACCAAGGAAACAAACCAAATAGGTGATAAGGTTATTCATGTCTGGAAAAAAGATTCTGAAAAAAAATCAGAAAACATGAAAAAAATCGCTTGACATATATTTTTGTTGATTTAAATCTGACGCAGATCGGGATGCCAGATCCGAATTCTGGTGGTTGTGAAGGCAACCAAAAATGCTGACAAAAGTGCCGAAAAAAATGCACCATTCGGCTGGGTGCGATCCAAATCAAAACGCTTCCGTAAAATGGAAGCACAACTCCTTGAAGATCGCACAATCATTTTGTGTTTTTTCAGGGGAAACTATAGAAAAACAAAACCAAAATGATTAATAAAAATCTAAAACTTGGATTCGCGGCGTTGGTGCTGTCGGTCAGTATGGCGTTTGCTCAAAACAGTACGCTATCAAATATTTCCGGTGGTTCATTGCCGAGTTGGTCCAACTTTGCTGGGCAGTCTGTGGCAGCATTCCGAATTGCCACCACAGAAGTGACGAAAGCAGAGTGGGATTCTGTTAAAACTTACGCAGATGCCAACAACTACGAAATTGCGAATGTTTCTGCAAGCGGAAGCAATCGTCCAGTTGAGCGAGTTAGTTGGTATGATGCTGTGAAGTGGACTAATGCTAAATCTCGTCAGGCGGGACTTCAGGCAGTTTATTCAGTTAATGTGAAAATTTCGAGTATTACTCGAAATGGCACCACAGCAACTGCAACTACTGTTGAAAGGCACAACCTTGTTACTGGTGACAATGTTGTTGTTAGTGGTGCAACTCAAGCTGGATATAATTTGTCTGTAAACGCTACCCGTACTGGAGCAAATACATTCACTTATACAGTTTCAAATGCAACTGCTACTCCAGCCACTACAAGCAGCACCATTAGTGTTGCCGTTCCTTACAAAGTTGGCGATGTCGTTCCTAATGCGACACTCGCAAATACGGGATTCAGACTTCCCACAGAGCAAGAATGGGAGTGGGCTGCAATCGGCGGTGCTTCTGCTAACGCCACATTTGGCTGGGCGGGCAGCAACAATGCAACCGCAGTTGCATGGTCGAAAGACACGACCCCGACCAGTTCGCAAAATGTAGGAACCAAAACCGCAAACCAACTTTCTTTGTTCGACTTTTCGGGCAATGTGTATGAGTGGACTTGGAATTCTGCCGAGCCTCTTGTGGGGCGCAGGATTCGTGGTGGTGGGTGGATTGTGAGCGCGGATTCTTGCCGTGTTCTTATTCGCGGATATGCCGCGCCTTCCGCAGTTACCACCGGATTCGGATTCCGACTCGCTCAAAAACAATAAAACCAAAACAAACAACAACCAAACCTAAACTTTAACAGAAAATTAAATATATGTCAGATTGTAATATCTCACTCGCAGCAGTTCAAGAGTTCGCATCCAAGGATGTGAACCGCATCATCGGACAAATCGGGCGTGTTCTCGCTCGTAAAAGTCCCTATATCAACTCAATTGACGGCGGCACACTTCCGAATGTTTCGGATGTGGTTCGTAGCGTAGTCGAGGAAATGGCAGTTCCAAATGCCTCTCTCGCTGCACCTAACTTCGTCAATGACACAACGCTATGTGGACAAGGCGCGGCTCCAGATCAAGTGGGCAGCACCGAATATCAGTTCCAGTTGCAATCTTTGCGTGGTGCTGGTCCTCGCGTGTGTGTAAAAGCTGCTCGCACAGCATTCAAAGGATCATATCTTCAGGCGCAAATCTCGCTTGAGAAGACGATTCTTCAGCTTATCAACGCTGACATTCGTTACCAGTATCTGCTTCAGTCTGGTATCAAATTCAGCATGGTTAATTCGCAGCCATTCACTACTCTTTTGACTGGTGATATGCAGGCAATTAACACGCAATTCTACAGCACCGATCTGCCTAATGCGCCGATGAATTTTAAAACGCTTTACAAGATTGGTACCTTCATGCGTGAAGAAATGCTTGCCGAACCGTTCGCTACTCGCGATGGTGAATTCTTCCAAGTCATGGCTTCCGCTGACCAAATCGAGAACTTCCGAAACGATACGGATGTTAAGGAAGATTTGAAATTTCTCTCTGCTGGTAGTTTCAAACTCGGTGAGGAGTCCATCTCTGGATACCAGTTCATGGGCTATCGCGGTTTTGCATTTGGCATCGACCAGCAGCCGCTTCGCGCGACTGGTTTTGATGCGGGTGGCAACCTCCAGCTTGTCAATCCCATCATTTCGGTTCCCGTTACCAACGGATTCGCGCAACGCCGCAATCCTGCTTGGGTTTCGGCAGAATACGAAGTGATGTTTGTCATCGCAGGCGAAGCCTTCAAGCGTCTCGTTCCTGAAAGCTACACGGGCGAAGGAACCTTCCGTTTTGCTCCGCAGCTTTCGATGGGCGAACTGGAATGGACCTACTTCAGGGACAACGACTGCAACCTGTACGGTGATTTCGGTCAGCACATCTACCAGATCTCCCGTGCTATTCAGCCGATTCGCCCGCAGAATGTCTGCGCGATTGTCTACAAGCGTTGCCCGTTTGATGGGCTTCCTCTCGCTTGCAGCACCAGCGTAGGTGGTCTTTAAGAGGTGAACTAATAGCGGTGGGAGAGGTTGGTCATTGTCCTCTCCCACCTAATTAGTTCACATCTAAAAAATGCCATTGACTCCAATTCCACCTATATTGCCAACCAGCACTTACGAGCAGTTGGTACTTGAAGCACTCGCGGAGATTGCAGGACCGGGTTCCACGGTAAACCTGAATCCTCCTATTTTAAGCACCGCAGACTTTCGTCACCTTGTTCTTCATGCTTTGCAGTACATCGCAACGCATGGCGGAGGAGGGGGAGGCGGCATTGGTGCAACTGGTCCCCAAGGTGCCACAGGGTTTACTGGCGCAACAGGAAGTGGTGCTACTGGACTATCTGGAGCCACGGGAGCGGCAGGTCAAAATGGTGCTACCGGAGCCACAGGTTCCCAAGGTAATACGGGTGCAACTGGGGCTACAGGAAGTGTTGGAAATGTTGGGGCTACGGGAGCAACAGGGATTGGAATAACAAGTCCAATCCCAAGCAATAGTTCCGTAACTATTACTCCTTCTACTGTTGGAACCATTGTGAATTTTTCACATAATCCGAATGGACTTCCATGCTACACCGCAGGAACAAGAGTGCGGGTTGCGTCCCCATTTACGGGTTTGTGGTTAGAGGGATCAGTTCTTTCAACATCGATAAGTTCTACAACTTTAACAGTTGATTCAACCTCTATTAATGGAACATCAAATCAATGGTTTATTGGTTTGGCAAGTGGACAGATTGGTGCAACTGGCAGTAACGGTGACATTGGCGCAACTGGTGCTGCTGGCAATATTGGTGCGACAGGAGCGACTGGCGCGGCTGGAAACGCGGGTGCCACAGGAGCAAGTGGAGTTCTTCCTGCGGGAGCAGAATTAATTTACGGAGAATATTTCCTTAACACCCCAGCAACTAACATTATTCTTGGAACTGGAACGAGTGCGCTGCCTTGGGTTAATGTTTCGTCTGCTGCGTTGGTTTCTGGCGAGTTGTCTTCTGATGTTTCTCAAGCATCAGGGACATTTACAGTCACAACTAAACCAAATGTTGTATTTTATGAGTTTATCGCAACAATCGGTTGCGAAAAAGGTGAGGGAACTGGCAATGGTATAGATATTGGTCTTTCTTTGAATGGTGTTGATCCAGTCGCTGGACTGGTCGCCACAGTAAGAAGCCCAGATTTTACTTCTACAGCACGAGAACTAACTATTTCTGGTATTTTTTCACTTCCTGCAAATCAATCTAACACAATTCAAATTAAAGCCAGACAAAATGCTGGCGGCGCAGCAGGAACGAATTCGATTTCTTTCGATACTTTAAATTTAAGTTTCCGCAGCATAAATGCGTTGATCGCTGGTCCGCAAGGAGCAACTGGACCGTCTGGTGGACCAACTGGTGCCACGGGGCTAACTGGTGCCACGGGGTTACAAGGTGCAACAGGAATTGATGGCAATGTAGGAGCAACAGGATCCACGGGCGCAGATGGAAATATTGGAGCGACTGGCGTTATTGGAGAAACTGGAGCAACAGGACTCACGGGTGCTACAGGCGCAGGGGCAACTGGAGCGGAAGGTGCAACTGGTTTAACTGGCGCAACTGGTCCAGTTGGTCCGCAGGGGCAGTCAAGTAGCTTTTACGATTACAAAACGAAAACGACTGCAACAAGTGGTGATCCAGATACTACTTATCTATTGTGGAACAATTCAACGCAAATTAGTTCTACGCAAATCAATGTTTCGCACATTGATAAAGATGGATACGACATTGATGTTTTCCTCGCCTTAATCAAGGCAAACGACACATTCATTATTCAGGATTCCGCAGAAAGCAATAATTTCCAAAAATGGTCTGTCACATCTAATCCTACACTGCAAACTGGCTATGTAGAAATTCCTGTATCTTTAGTTTCAAGTGGCGGAACTGGAACTACAAATTTTGCCAACAATACAAATGTTTTATTTATTGTAATTTCCGCAGGAAATCAAGGTGCTACAGGCGCACAAGGCAATGTCGGTGCCACGGGTAGCGTTGGGACAACTGGATTCACAGGCTCCACGGGACCGACTGGCGACATTGGAGCCACAGGATTTACGGGGGCGACTGGTATTGGAGCAACGGGACCGCAAGGAGATGTCGGTGCCACAGGGGCGCAAGGAAATGTTGGTGCTACTGGGAGTGAAGGAGGTGTGGGTGCGACAGGCGCAACTGGCGTTGCGGGTGAAATTGGCGCGACAGGACTGCAAGGAGCAACAGGAATTGAAGGCGGAATTGGATCCACGGGCGCAACGGGCATTCAAGGGCAACAGGGTGCTACAGGAATTGCAGGAAACGATGGAGCCACAGGATTGAGTGGTGCTACTGGAATCCAAGGTGAAATTGGAGCAACAGGTTTTGCTGGAAACACGGGAAGCACGGGCGCAACAGGAGCATCAGGAGACGCAGGCGCGACTGGTTTCCAAGGGGCAACGGGTGCTGGTGGAGATGGTGCAACGGGTGCCACGGGATTAACGGGCGCAACTGGAGTTGGCGATGTAGGCGCGACAGGATTGACGGGAGCAACAGGCGTTGGGGAAATCGGAGCAACTGGTGCTACTGGCGCAACTGGTAATACTGGAGCTACAGGTGCTACTGGAATTGGTGATGTTGGCGCGACAGGGGCAACTGGAGTTACTGGAAATATCGGAGCCACAGGCGCAACAGGAGCAGAAGGCAACATTGGGGCAACTGGTGCAACGGGTGCAGAAGGAAATGTGGGAGCGACTGGAGCAACCGGACCACAAGGCAATGTCGGTGCAACTGGTGCGACTGGTGCAGATGTATCAACAAGTGCAATCCGCGTAGAGCAAGGCACCGCTCAAACAATAGTAAATACTCAAGAGAATTACATTGTTTTTACCAATGTTCTTTATAATAACGGAGGAATTTTTACTCACGATATAACTCAAGGCTATTCTAAAATCCGAATCGGAGCCAGTGGCGTTTATCAAATAAATGTCAAATTGAATTGTGACAATTATAACTACGATAGGTTTTTAAGAATTGCAATATTGCAAAATTTCACATCTGTTTCAACGGCACCCAGCATTTATCAGTATTTGGTTCAATGCAGAACCGCAGCAAATGCTGGAACAGCAGATACAGCAATGTATTGCGGAACGACTACACTAAATGTAGTTGGGCAACCTGTCTGGATAACCGCTTCTTGGTATCGTGAAGCAACAGGAAATGGTTCAACAGTAGCTTCGACTGGATATGTTCCATTTATAGAAATAATAAAATTATCTTAATATGTCATTTGGCATCATTGATTCTCAATCAAATCGTTTAATTGCTTTCAGCAGTCACGATATAACCATCGAAAATTGCTACACAATTAACAACATTGTTCCTGACGATGACTTAATTGGTCAAAAGTATAATAATGGCAATTGGGAATACTCATCTGAACCATTTGGTTCGCAATATGCAATTCAACTTGGACGCAATAATGTCTGACCACCTTAATACTATTACCCTAATCGCGCAGCAAACAGATCGTTGGATGTTTGTGGCATTGCTCTGTATTGGAATCACTGCGGTGGTTATGCTATTTCGATATTTTACTACAAGGTTGGATAAGATGGAAAAGAAAATGGATACAGTTCAGGACGAATTCAACACGCACCTTAAAACAGCCAATAAAGAAATGCTGGAAGTGCTTTCTATTTCTAATCAAACGATTGGCAGGAACATGAGTATTCTTGATCGAATTGAACGAAAGCTGGAAACAATATGAGTGCAAAAAAACTTGTTCTTGCGCTAATTGTTTTGGCTTTTGGATGTTTGGGAATGGTATTTTTGACGGGGTGCGTGACTTTGGGAGTTGACACAGATTTTGGTAGGTTTACATATGAACTACCAATGCCGAAAGGAACAAAAAAATGAAAATACTAAATACTATACTTCAACAACTTGCACAGACCTCGACATGGAGGGGTTTAATCCTTCTCGCTACGGCATTTGGGATTCAACTGGATCCAGAGCTTCAGAATGCAATTTTGGCGGCAGGCTTGAGTCTGGTAGGACTAATAAATGTAGTTCGTAAAAGCTAATGATTCCCCAATCTCGACCCCAACAACGCAGGGAAATCTCCGAAAAATATCTGCTCAAGGCAGGAATTTCGGATGGGGTAGCGTTGCTTGGGGTTAGAGGTTATTATCTAAACTCAATGGGCAAAAGGGGAAAAAATGACAGGGGCATTTATGATGATGCGATTTTCGTCGTTAGCCCGACTGCCTATGTCTCATACAACGCAAACACAGACCCGTCTGTGTGGCGCAAGGGCATAGCTACGCTGCTGCCCGGCGTGTATCGCTATCGCAAGGGCAAGCACGGCATTTCCAAAGGCGCAGGATACCCTGCATTGCGTCCAGCAACGAAAAACGAAGCGTTGCCAGTAATGCGCGACGAGGATGGCGAGAGCATTGGCTACCACATCAACATCCATCGCGGCGCGCATAACTCTACGAGTTCATTGGGATGCCAAACCATCGCTCCCGCGCAATGGAATTCTTTTATTAACTTGGTCTATGGAGAAATGGACCGTTACCAACAGACCACAATCGCTTACTGTCTTGTGGAAAGAAAATCTTAACTATGTCTAATTGCTGCAACAACGGAGTCTATGACAACATCTGCCGTCAGGATATTCCTTATCCACAAGTTTCGCCTGAAAGTGTTCCGTCCTTGATTTCAAACCTTGTAAATGCGCTTTACGGAGAAATCACCAAAAGCGTTGTAGATGGTCGAGTTGTTTGGAATATCCCATGTGATCCTGCTGATAATCCAGCTACGATTGTTGATTTTCCTCGTCTTCCCGGCGAAGGATTGCTTTGTTACATCATTCGTTATTTTGACACTCTTGCTCCAATACTTCTTGATGTGGTTACAATTTCTGGCACTCAAACCATTGCTGGTCAGAAAACATTTACACTTCCAGTCCTTGGTGATGCGGTAAACAATACTCTTGCTCAAACAATTACTGGTCAGAAAACATTTAATTGGATTAAACTTCCTGTAGGAACTACTGCAACTCGTCCAACTGGTCAAACTGGCCTTGTTCGTTTCAATACGGATAGCAATCAATTTGAAGGATACAATAACACAACTTGGTCTGGAATTGGAGATCAACCTGTCGGTGGTGGAACAAATCGTGTTTTCTTTGAAAATGATATTGCAATGACTGCAAATTACACTATTACTTCTGGTAAAAACGCAATGTCAGCAGGCCCAATCACAGTAAACTCTGGAGTTGTATTGACAATCCCAGCAGGCAGCGTTTACACAATCGTATAATATTATGTCACTAATTCTCGACGGAACATCAGGTTTGTTTGGCAATGTAACTGGAGGAGACATCTCTGGTAATTTTATTATAGATGCTGCAAATCTTGAAGATGGATCAGTAACTGAACCTAAAATTGAAGATGGATCAGTAACTGAACCTAAAATTGCACCTCTTACTGGACTTGATCTTACTCCAGAAGTAATTGATCTAAATAAATCTCCAATCTTCCGAAAACTTTCAGAATATATACCAACTGTAGAAAATACATGGGTATTTGCTCATACTGGGCAATCATTGGCAGAGGGTGGAGTTGGAGGAGATACTGTAAATGGTTTAATTCCTTATCCAGAATATGTAAAAATGCTTTCATCCGGCCCAGTTGGATTAAACACGGAGACTCTTGGATCAAGTATTCTTACTCTTGCTGAAAAAACAAGAGTGACTATTGCAAGTAGTTACATGAGAAATGCAAGAAATAGTGTGCTTGGGGCAAGCGAAAATGTTATTTTTCATGGTCAAGCATGGGGTGGTAAAAGTTACAATGAATTAAAAAAAGGAGGAACTACTGGTGTATACGAAAAAATAATAGTTCAAGGGCAATCTGTACATAACGCATATGCAAATTCTATTTACAAAGGAATTTCAGTTATTCATGGTGAACAAGATGGGTTGATTAACAATACAAATTATGCAGCAAATTTAAATCAATGGAAAATTGATTTCAATACTGATCTAAAGGCAATTACTGGACAATCGCAAAACATTCCTCTTCTTTTGTGCCAAGTAGGATCATCATCTGGATATAATTTTACTGGAGGCATTACAAGTACAGGATTCCCATCTCAACTTGAACAACTTAAAGCTAATGAAACATATAGCGATATTTACCTTGTATGTCCTAAATATCAATTAGAGTATGCTGACCATTCTCATATAACAAATAATGCACAGAGATTACTTGGTGAGTATTACGCAAAAGCATTTGAAAAAATAACTGAAACAGGAACATATTCTGCATTAAGACCCGGCAATATAAGCGGAGTTGGAAATACAATAACAATTAGTTTTTTAGGAAGGGTTGGTAATCTTGTATTTGATACAACAAATGTAAATGCTGCCACAAATCAAGGATTTGCATACAATGATGATTCTGGAAGAACTATTACCAATGTCCAAATTATAAACAATCAAGTTGTAATTACATTGTCAGGAACAATTGGAGCAAATCCTGTTGTTGGATATGCCTATAACAATGGTGCTGGAGGAGCAACTAATCAAGTTAATGGATTAGGAGCGAGGGGTAATTTACGGGATAGCGATACTGCTGTTTCATCTTTTAATCCAAGTCAAAATTTATATAACTGGTGCGTAATTTTCAAAAAACAAGTATTATGACAAGATTTATACCCATAAAAAAATCTCTTCAAGAAAACCAACAAACAATTGGAATAAGCGGAGAAGTATTTTCAATTCCAGAAGTAGGTTTATCAGTTCACGATGGAGCAACGATGGGTGGCGTATTGCTTCAAGAAAGATCAAAAAACTCTGGTGAAAATATATTGCGAAATGGCAGTTTTATTGTAAATCAAAACGGCACTTCTTGGCAGGGAATTCCTACATCTGGTAATATTGAATATATTGTTGACGGATGGTTCTATCATCGCGGAGGTGGAAGTACCGCAAATGCTGCGGTAACAACTGAACTTGCATCAGATTTGCCTGTGGCAACAAAAGCATTAAGAGTAACAACATTTAGCGGAAATAATAATAATTCTTTTTCAATTATATGCCAACAAATTAGTGGAGTAAATTTATTAGATGGTCAAACTGTAACAATTTCATTTTGGGCAAAAACAACAAGTTCACGCAGAATTGCCGTAATATTGCGACAAGATTATGATAATGTAGTAGGAACTGGTGAATTATTTTTAGGCAACCCATCGCTTACAACTGATTGGGAATTTTATAGTTATAAAATAACTGTTCCAAAAGCAATAACAACAAGTGCATTTGGAGTAAATAATTATACTGGATTATGGATATGGTTAGAAGCTGGAAGTGATTATGATGCAAGAACAGGTGGAATAGGAACTCAATCAGGACAAACAGATATTGCGAATGTTAAAATGGAAATTGGTGATTCAGCCACTCCATTTGGAACATTTAATTTAGAAAACGAAACTCTTAAAGTGCAGCAATATTACGAAAAAAACTTTGATGATATTTTTATGTTTAATGGCGCATATGATGATGCTGCAAATGTTAAATGCAATGTTTATATTCCTTTTGTTCCAAAAATTAAAATTCCTGCTGTAACAATAAATACAAATTTTTTAAACAATCCATCAGTTTTAGATATAGGGAAAAGAGGATTTAATGTTTTTGGAACTCCAAATTCAGCATCAAGCGTTGCAAGAGTTACAGATTACATTGCAAACGCAGAAATATTGCCTTACTAATTATGAGTCTCATCAAAGCAAACGCAGTTCAGATCGGTCAGTCCGGCACGGCAACGCAGAACTTTACCTTGGCAGTTCCATCTTCACCAGACGGCACGATTAAGCTGGCACGGGGCAATGCAGGTGCAACTACGCAGGATGTGCTTAATGTAAGCAACACTGGCGTTGTATCGTTCCCGCAAGGTTTTGCCGCAAGCAGCATCACGGCTAATGTTACGGGAGATGTATTTGCAAGCAATGGAACAAGTAAAGTTTTAGAGAACGGAACTAACGGAACTGACGCTACCTTTACAGGAAGTGTGAGTGGAGGAACATTGTCCGGCAACGCATCAAGTGCTACTGTTCTTGCAACTGGAAGTTTAACCACTCGTTCGTTGGCTAACAGGTTTGCCGATGTGGTGAATGTATTGGATTTTGGGGCGGTTTCAGATTATTATCTTCCTGATGGAAGTGTCAATCCAACTCCTACTGATAATACTACAGCATTTCAAAACGCAGTAAATTATGCGGCTACAATAATAGGGTCTCCAACAGAATATAATTATCCAATTGTTAAATCTGCTGTGTATATCCCATCTGGAGCGTATTACATTGCATCTGGAAATAGCATTACTCTTAAAAAAGGAATTAGGATATTTGGTGAAAGCCGAAGCTCATCACTAATAATTCATGGTGGTGGAAATGCTCCATGTTTTACTACAGTTGATTACACTTCAAATCCTGATACAAATGTTCAAATTCAAATTGAAACATTAAGTATTACAGGTAATGGTGCATCAACAACATATGGAATACAAATTTTTGATTCTTATAGAGATTCTGATATTAGAGAAGTTTCAATTAATAATTGCAATGTAAATCTTTATCTTAAGGGTTCATTTACAGCATTTATTGATCGTTGTGATTTTCGATTTTCTATAACAGATCAAATTGAAATTGTTGATGCAACAGCAGTAACAATATTTAATTGCAGAATAGACAATGCTGGTAGGCATGGAATATATTTAAATGGAACTGTTGATACTTCTGTTCATACAATAATTGAAAATAATCAAATACAAAGATGTCAAGGCGCAGCTATTTATGCTGTTGATATTGATATAATTTATGTAAATAATGGTTATTTTGAAGGGAACAATAGATCAGATTCAAATTGGTCAGACATTCATTGGGTTAAAGGGGCGCGCAATCGCGGGAGTAATGGAGGTATAACTAATTGTTTTGCTACAGCTACCACTGGAGGAAGTAATAATCGTTTTGTAACTGCTGATAT